AGGCTTTTTTTACTTCGCTTGAGGGTTTCCCCGAAGCGAATCATGACGATGATGCAGATGCGTGCGGCGGGGCATTTGGCATGTTTACCAATAACACTTTTGGACTGTTTGACTATATCCAACAACAGCACGAAAAAATGAAAGCACAGCAAGATGGCAGAAGCTAAACGAACACCAATTGAACCAAGCTTAATTGCTAGAGTTAGTGCAGGGGTTCGTTACGTCTTGACAGGACAAGAGCCAAGTTGGTTCGGGCCACAACAACCGATGCTTCCTGTAGTGCAGGAATCAGAAAAGCCAAGCGTCATAGGCCGTCAAACCGATTATCCTGTAGGCTACAACACTCGTATTACGCCTCGCACTGAGGAAGCTGTCAGTTTTGCTCAGATGCGAGCTTTAGCCGATGGCTACGATTTATTGAGAACCATTATTGAGACACGCAAAGATCAAATGGCGAAACTCAAATGGACAATTAGCCCAAAAGACAAGAAAACGCAACCCAATAGCCGTTGCGATGAATTAATTAATTTTTTCAAAATGCCCGATAAAGAGCATTCTTGGGACGATTGGCTTCGGATGTTGCTAGAAGATTTGTTGGTGCTTGATGCCCCAACGCTTTATGTTAGACCGACACGAGGCGGAGATTTATACGCCCTTGAGCCTATTGATGGAGCAACCATTAAGCGAGTGATTAATTCACAAGGCAGAACGCCTCAATCGCCTGAGCCCGCATATCAGCAAATACTTAAGGGTTTACCTGCGATTGACTACACCGTTGATGAATTAATTTATAAACCTCGCAATCCACGCACACACAAGATTTACGGTTACTCGCCCGTCGAGCAAATCATCATGACGGTGAATATCGCTCTTAGACGGCAAGTAAACCAATTGAGCTATTACACCGAAGGTAATACTCCTAATTTGATCTTTACAACTCCAACCGAATGGAATCCCGATCAAATTGCGATGTTTCAGGAATGGTGGAATAACTTAAACAAAGGTCAAAGCAAGCATGAGGCTCGTTTTGTACCGGGCGGCGTTGCTCCCCACGATACAAAAGCGGGTGCATTAAAAGATGAAATGGATGAGTGGTTGGCAAGAATTGTTTGTTTTGCCTTTTCAATCAATCCAACCCCATTTATCAAACAGCAAAATAGAGCCACAGCCGATAACGCACACGAGCAATCGATGCTGGAAGGCTTAGAGCCCACTAAAAATTGGATTAAATCCTTAGTTGATCATGTCATTATTAAGTATTTCGGCATTACGGATTTGGAATTTGACTGGCAGGAAGAGGAATCGCTCGACCCCGTTGATCAATCAACGATTCAGGATAAAAAGATACGGAATGGCTCGCTCACAATTAATGAGGCGAGAGCTAAAGACGGTCAGCCACCAATCGAAGGTGGCGACATTCCAATGATTTATACCGGTACGGGGGCTGTGCCCTTAGATCGGGTTTTAAACCCGCCCGACCCTGTATTAACTTCTTTGCCTAACCCAAATCCCGACAAGGAATTGCTTTCTAATAAGGAGGCATTAGGCAAATCAAAAAAAGCGTTTGTGCCTATTGACCGAGAAAGAAAGTCAATAAGGCACACGCAAGAACAAATGAAGGCGACGTTAGTTGCCTTTTTTAATGCTCAAAAAGCAGACATTACAAAGCAAGTGATTGATGCCTTCAATCAAGCCAACAAGATTGATAAAGAAAAGCTCGATCAAATCTTACGAGAATTGAATTTTCAGGGGTGGACGACTTTAACGGGCGATGTTGATAGCTTAATCGAAGAAATTTATAAAGATGGCGGAATTGAAGCTTTAGCCCAACTTAAATTGGCGGCGGGTAAGAGCGGCGAGCAAATTGACGTTGATCAAACGCTTACTCAAATCAATGAAAGAGCTTTGCAATACGCTCAACAGCGTAGTGCCGAAATGGTTGGTATGAGTCGTGATGAAAATGGCGACTTAATCCCCAATCCGAATGCCGAATGGCAAATTACTGAATCGACTCGTGAAATGTTGCGATCCGATGTGGCAAGAGCCCTTGAAGAAGGTATGTCCAATGATGATTTGGCGGACTTGCTTGCTGAGAATTACGCATTTTCCGATGAACGAGCAGAAATGATCGCTCGCACAGAAACCGCTTTTGCCGATGTAGCAGGTAATTTATCGGCTTATCGTGAATCGGGTCTAGTTGAATCTAAGCAATGGATTGTGGGCGATGGTTGTTGCGATGATTGCCAAGAATTAGATGGTGTAGTTGTAGGAATTGATGAGGAATTTCCAAATGATGGTGGAGATGGTCCGCCATTACACCCCGCTTGTCGGTGTGATGTATTACCCGTTTTGAATGATGAAGAAATCGATTAATTAGGAGTGACTATGAAGCTATACGCAGAAATTTCCAAGAGTGAAGAACTCGATGACGGCACGATCAAGGTTTGGGGCTATGCGTCCTCCGAGGTTACCGATTCAGATGGCGAAGTGATTCAAGCCGATGCCATTAAAGCCGCTTTGCCTGATTACATGAAATTTGGTGCGGTGCGTGAAATGCACCAACCGAAGGCCGCAGGCACAGCAATTGAAGCCAAGGTTGAAGACGATGGACGCACTTTCTTTGGTGCTCATGTGGTTGATTCCGAAGCCGTTAAAAAGGTCAAAGCAGGGGTTTATAAGGGTTTTTCTGTAGGTGGAAAAGTGACCAAGCGTGACGAGATGAATAAATCCTTGATTACAGGAATCAATCTTGTTGAAATTTCTTTGGTTGATCGTCCAGCTAATCCCGAAGCAGTATTTACCATGTATAAAGCCGACACGATCGACACTCAAGTAAATGCGATTGATGAATTGGCGGCATTGCTTGATAAAGGTGAAATTACTCCTGAGGCTTTGTTGAACTTTGCCAAATCAAAAAAAGAGCCTGCTCCTGCGGTAAACACTACCGAAGACAATACGCAAGCAACCCCATCTACTAAAGATGACGAAGCTCAAAAAGCTGAAAAAGCCGAAGAGTTGAAAAAGGGGATGTATTCCGTTAGTTGTTTTGCTGATTTGCTTTCAAGCATTGCAAACCTGACAAGCAATGCTGAATGGGAATCTCAAATTGAGGGTGACAATTCCGCTATTCCACAACAATTGCGTGATTGGGTTGCTCAGGGAATTGAAATTTTTAAAGCGATGACCGAAGAGGAAACCGCAGAAATGATGGCTGATTTGCAAGCAATGGTCCCCGAAATTGATCCTGCAATGCAGACGATCGAGCAAAACCATAAAACGGGTGATCTTGCTAAAGCAGGAGCTAAGTTTTCTAAAGACGTAAAAGACAAGTTGGCTAAGGCTCATCAATCTATAAAAGACGCTAGCGATCATTTAAGCTCAATCGGCTTTGAAAATGACGAGAACGACAATGATGGCGATGAGTCTAATAAATCCATTTCTACCAATGATCTTTCTAAAGTCATGGGTGAAATTGAGCTTGTTAAAAGTCAACTCAATCAAGTTGCAAGCGAACGTGATGCAATGGAAAAGCGAATCAAAGAACTTGAAGCACAACCCGCACCGGGCAAAGCTTTGTTAAAAGCAATCGCTGTAGATAAATCAGCCGATCTAGGCAATCACACCGATGGCAACACCACCAATTCTGATGCAAGCCTTGTGAAGAACTCAAAAGGCGATGTTGATGAAGTAGCTTCACTCATTAAAACAATTCACTCAAAAGGAGGCGTTGTCTTTAGATAACGCCATTTACTAACCATTAACCAACCCGCTACGGCGGGTTTTTCTTTTTCAAAAGCTACGACCGCCTTATGGCGGTTTTTTTTTCGGAGAAATTATATGAATCCAACCCAAGAAACTTTAGATTTGGTAAAAACTGCTCAATCTGCACCTGACGAATTGATCAAATCATTCGTTCAACCCGGCAGTGCTACCACAGGCTTACAAGCCTACAACCTTGAAGCTCCTGCCAAGAAGCTTTATCCAGTATTAACTCCTTTGCGTAACAGCATTCCTCGTGTTGGCGGTGGATTCGCTAGCCAAGCAAACTGGAAAGCAATTACAGGCATTAACGTCGCTAACATTCGTGCAGGCGTTGCCGAAGGTAAACGTGGCGGTAAGATTCAACACAGCCTTTCCGAATACTTTGCCGCATTCCGTGGCTTTGGTTTGGAAAATGATGTGACTTTCGAGGCAAACTATGCCGCTAAGAATTAT